ATATGAGTCAGGATGACGTGGGCAAAATCTTGAAAAATATGCCTTTCGTGAACAACGAGGAGTCGTTTAACGATCTGACCATAGATTATGAAAATGTCACCAATGATATGTTGGCATTGGAGCGCGGTGAACAGGTCCAGATGGGTCAAATGGACAACAACGAGTATTATGTGAAGAAGTTGTCCCACCGTATGAAACAGCCGGACTTCAAATTTTTGCCTCCGCAAGTCCAGCAGGCTTACCAAGTTTTTAAACAGCAGCATCAACAAGAAATTGTCAGAAAGACTGAGCAAATTCAGCGAGCTAAGTCTGGATATATCCCTATGGATGGTCCTCTCGTTACCACGGGCTTATTAGTCCCTGGAATGGATGGAGAGAATCCAGATAAATTCAGAGCGCCGACAAGCGCCCTAGAATGGTTGAGAAACCAAATGGCGGCTCAAGGTATGGACCAAGAGCGCCTACAGCAGATCAACCAAGGTGCGCTCGCTGAGATGGCAGAAATGATGACACAACAACAGATGCTAGCGAATGGACAAAACCAGCTATACTAACAAGGAGGCAGCACCATGTCCGACATCGATAATCAAGTAGTGGATACTACGCAAAATGAACCAGCTCCAGCGCCGGAACCAAGTCCAGCACCGGAGCCACAATTAGAGGCAGGCGGCGGAGAACCCGCTCCAGAACCCGCTCCGTGGGAGCCTGTTTTCACATACAAAGTCCGGGACGAGGAGCACGAGTTTGATGAAAGAACTCGTCAGTACATCAAAACAGAGGACGACTATAAACACTTTCAAGATCTCTACACGCGAGGACATGGACTTGAGCTTGCAAAAAGCGAAAGGGATGAATACCGCGGTAAATTCGATAATTTGAACGAGAGCTTGCAGGTTTTGAATGAGCTTGTACAGCGAGGCGATGCGGAGAATTTTATCCGTACTCTGGGCTTGCCAGAGAAAATGTTTATGGATTATGCTATCAATAGATTAAAGTATCAAGAACTGCCACCCGAAGAGAAGGCGAAGATTGATGCTCAGAAGCAGCAGCAGATGCAAATGCAGCAGCTTCAGTATCAGAACGATCACCTTACTCAGCAGTACCAAAATTTAGAGGTACAGCAAAAGGTGCAGGAACTTGATAATGCCGTATCTGATCCCGGTGTGGCAGCCGTGGCTCAAGATTACGATGCCAGAATGGGAACACCTGGCGCTTTCAAAAACGAGGTCATTGCTTTTGGAGAATCGCAATGGAGGCTCGGAAACCAAATGAATCCAGCACAGGCTGCAATGCAGGTTGCCGCTAGGATGCAAAAATTAGGAATAGGCGCAGGGGGAACCCAACCCAATCTCCAAACTGGTCATGTGGGAACACAGCCAGCACAGCAGGTAAGCCAACAAAGGCCACCTGTCATTCCGAACATTCAAGGACGCGGAACTTCACCGACAAAGAAGATTCCTAAATCCATTGATGATCTTCGGAATATTTACAACCAGAGAACAGCAGGACGATAGGCGTCCGTTCTCTATGTGAACAGTTTAGGAGCTTAAAATGTCAACTACACGCACGTTTCAGGCGATGCTCAATGAGTATTTGCCAAACGATTTACTGAAAGAAGAACTAATCGAACGCGATTACATTCTTTCTAACTGTCAGAAAGATGATAGTTGGAAAGGTGGAAAATTAATCGTACCATTCAAAGCCGCTGGCGGATCATCGGTGAGAATGGGTAAACTAACCGCCGCCAACGATATTTCCGAAGATCTTTATGTTCGTGGATCTATCGACAACTACAAGGAAGCATGGGGATCTATGATCTTCAACCATCGTGACCTTGTAGACCACAGCGGTCGTATCAACGAGGATTCTTTCCTTAAGATTCTCCCTGATACGATTGAGGAGTTCATGAACTACATGAAGATGGTTGTTTCCATCCAATTAGGGACTGGCCCTCACTTCGCATCTGTGACTACTGACGGTACAGCCGCCGGTATCATCGTTGCGGATCGTATTGACCGTTTCGTGTTAAACCAAAAGTTGAGCCTTAAGGGTGATACTGCTGCTGTCGCTGACTTCTACGTTATCGGTATTGACATCAATACTAATGAGTTGACGCTTTCTGCGACTCGTGGTGGTGCTGCGGCTGACGTGAGTGCTTTCACTGTTGCCGACAACGCTAAGTTCTTCACAGACGATGCTGACCTCGTGTCTTATCAGTCTATGAGAGATGCTTACTTGTCTGCTGCAAACGGTGGATCTGCCACTCTACACGGTCAGACAAAAACAGCATATCCTTTCTTGCAAGCCGTGAACATCGACGGAACTTCTTGGACTAAGGCGAACATCCTCGGGAAACTTTTCGATGGATACACCGAAGTTCGTAAGAAAGCCCGCGGTCGCGCGAGCAAGATCCTTATGGATTACACCGTTGGTGGAGCTGTCATGCAGGCAGTTGAGAACGGTGGAGGAACTAACGGATACCGTGGAAACTACCAAGTTTCTGTTAAGGACCGAAAAGCCTCTCTTTACGGTTGGGATGAGATCACTTTGACAACAGTTAAAGGTGACTTGACCATCGTAATGATCCAGGAATGGGATCCAGACATTATCATTTACCATGATCCAATGTCTTGTACGTTCCGATCTAATGGTTTCTTTAAGAAAAGAGAGAACCCAGAAGGTCACGAGTTCTACGAACTCAGAACTGAGGACGGGTATCAATACATCGTTGATTCTTGTCTTTTCGGAGAAATGGAACACACCAAACCAGGGAACAACGGTATTGTTCACAGTATCGACCCTGCAAACTTCGTATAAGTTTGACCGAGGGGAGGGAAACCTCCCCTTTTGAATTTAGGAGGTTGTGGTGAGTGCCATAAATGATGATTCACGGGTAAAATCCCGTACCGAATTACTGCTGACGAACGAAAAGCAGCAGACAAAAACCCACATCGTATATGATGCGGACAAAAGAGAAAAATTCATTTTTGTAGCCCCTATCGATGCAAAAGACGGAGACCCGTGTATTTGCACCGAGTACACTTTCTTGGAGCCAAACAGTACGGCTATTCGAGGGCAACAAGAGAGAGTTTATCCATGGAAAACCGCATGGGAGTCGGCGTTTACGTTTGATCCTAATGCGAATTACGATCCTGACGGGAATGGGTTTGAATAATGAGTGTATTTGAGAAGCATCGGTTTAAGATTTTTTCGAGATGGCAGCACCCTTACCGACATAGTTTGTCGGAATTTTCGTATCAAAATGAGGCATTGCCGGGAATCGGAAACGCTGAGGATGCTTTCAACTATATTCTCGCTGTTCTTTATCCAAATGTCGAACCGGCGGTGGACACCCCCGGTGACTTACCTGCGACGGGTAATACTTTAAACGATTATCGAGTTGTTCGAGACGATGGAGACGGTAAACAGGCCGCCTATCGATGGGAACAACGTGAAGGAGAGGCTGCGCCAAGCTGGCACAAAGTTCTCGATATGGATTGGTCTAATGATTCAATCCTCGCCGAGCTTGTTGATGTTACTCTCCCCCTATATGTTTCAAAACTTGGAACTTCTGATTTAGACCCTGCGGGTGATCCTGTTACGGGTCTTTATGCAGGTCAGTTGGTTTATGGTGGCGATCAAGCGAACCAAAACCTTACGCTTAACGCGAATAGCGGAGATGGAACCGGTCCTCAAACCGGATTCGTACAAATCGATTCTCAATTTCGTCCAACTCTTACGGACACCTACAATTTGTCAACAGCCTCTGAGAGATGGTTGGACGCCCACTTTGGCGGTATTATTTATATCGGGGCGGGACAAATTACTTCAACTGTTGGGACAACTCCAGTCACGACGACAGTTGGAGAAAACCTAACAAATAATGACCTTCGTGGAATATTTGATTCCAACAATGATACCTATGGACAGTCTTTTGATCCTACAGATAGTGGCCCTTTAACGAAAGGTTTCTTTGAGATTGGATTTTTGGCTTCTCCTGTTGGGGATATTACTCTCCAATTAAGAGCGGATGCTGCGGGTTCTCCCGGAGCTGTTCTAGCCACTTCAGATCCAATAAACTCAAACACCTTTACTCTGTCTCTTATAGAGTGGACTTTCTCCACGCCTGCGACAGTGAATGCGGGGACTACTTATTGGTTGACGATTGATAGATCGGGCTTAACGAGTGGTATTTTTTCTATTCGTTACCAGAACTCGGATGTATATGCTGGAGGAACAGCCGCTCAGTCAAGCGACAACGGTGCTTCTTGGACAATAAATCCGACTTTTGATTCAGTGTTTAGGGTTCAAATTGAAACCCTTACAGGTGGGCAAATGCTCATCACAGACCAAAGCGGTCTGATTAATTTCGACAATGAAAATTTAGTTACAACAGGTAACATCAATGGCAACATTGTTACGGGGACGCAACTTGTAGCCGATGATACCACAAATTCTATGACCCTTGTCCCTGGTAGTATCACAGATACGTCGGGTCAGATTAGCTTCGGTGCTGCCAATTTGCTCACGACTGGGACTCTAGGGGCCGGGGTCGCCACTTTCACGGACAGTTCTCAAACTCTTATTCTACAACCTTTTGTTTCTGGCCCTCCAGACCGAGCACAAATAACTAGCTCTTTGGGCCTAATTTCGTTTGATGACGAAGATCTAGTTACGACTGGAGGCTTGGATGTTGGGTCTATCGTTACTGATATTCTTGACGTGGACAATCTGCGGCTTGATGGGAATACCATCTCGTCCACTGATACAGATGGAAATATTAATCTTGTTCCCGATGGCGTTGGCGTTGTTGATATACAGAAGGCTTTACAGGCACTCAGCGCCACCTTTACTGGGTTTGTTACTGTTAATGGTAGCCTTGATGTTGATAATGTACAAATTGATGGTCAGAGTGTTAGGTCAACTTTAGCTGGCGGGAATCTTTTCCTAGAGGCTAACGGGGCCGGATCGATTGTTTTCTCCCATAACTTTTTACCGAGTTCGGATGGCACTTTAAATATTGGTGTCGGCGTAAGTCGGGTAAATGATATTTTTATGTCGGGAGGATTGTCCGATGGTACAAATACTACTAGCATTGCCACTCTCCTTGCTTTTCGCTCTGCTTTGTTTAGGGATGCTGCTCAAACCCAACCCGCTCAAACGGGAGACGCGCTATTTTTTGATGATACTCTCGGTCTTTGGCTCGCTTCTGTTCCTGATTCTGAAGTTACACATAACACAGTTAGTGGGCTCACAAACGGAGACGCAGGCCACACCCAATTCGTCATGCTCGAAGGACGAAGTGGAGGTCAAACAATATATGGTGATACCGCCCCATCGGGAAACCTCGTACTTGGATCAACCTTCGACGGTACAAAGGGTCTTGTGCAAACCCAAGACAATTTTACCCCCACAGCGGACGCAGTATTCGGAGGTCCATGGTCCGGCACAGACCTCGGAGGGTCATCACTAAGATGGAACAACATTTACTCTGCGGGTGAGCACATTGGTCTCCGCTTTGAAAATATATTGTCTACCTCTCTACCGGCGTTTGATGGTCAAACTCCGGGACGAGTATATTTTGCGACAGATAACCAAAAAGCCTATGTGAATACAGGTACTCAAGTTAAGCCTCTCGGGGTTTCTAAGTTCCTACAGGATGTATCTTTCAACGGTACAGAAACCACAAAGGATATTGCAATTACGGGCATTGAAGATGCTCGAAACGCAATATGGCAATTGATGGACAATGCAAATCAATTTGAGATAATGCAGGGAACTATTAAGGTTACATCTGCAAGCAATGTGAGAATTGAAACCAATTCGCCTTTACCTGCGGGTTCTTACAGGCTGATAGGAATAGAATAAGGGGAGAAATATGAGTCAATTATACGGACAACTTATCTCTGGTCAGTTTGAGAACGTGACCGCAGATCCAACACCAACAGCACAAACGGTCGGTAGAGTAATTTTCAGAACAGACCTCGGTGTTTTTAAAATTCAAAAGAACGCAACAACTTGGTCCGAAGGTTTGGATGCTGATACAATTCAGGTTTTACAAAACAAAATTCTACTAACACCTGATTACCCTGTTCAATCTGCCACGCCGGGATCTAATCCTGCGGCTGGTAACTTACGACTTTATCCAAAGTCAGATGGTAACTGGTATGGACTTGATTCCAGCGGTGTAGAAACTCAGATAGGTGGTGGCGGAGGAGCTGACGACACCATTAATTTATGTCCTAACAGTGGAGCGGAAACGGGCCTCACTGGCTGGTCTACTTTCACATCCCCCGGAACAGACCCTTTAGTTCTTGGGGCATATACTCCAGGTTCTTCGGCGGTTTTGACACAAGAGACATCCGATCCTATCACTGGTAGCTCAAGTTTTCGTTTAACTTCGGATGGCAGTATTGGTACAGGATTTAGTGGAGTAAAAATCGCACTTGATCCTTTACCTGCAAGGTATATTGGTCAACCTGTTGTTGTAAGTTTCCGAGTATCGCACCCGACAGGTGTAACATTTAGCCAAATTTTATCCTCTGTCAGAGACAATACAAATGCCCGTCAGATGAGACAATACGGTGCTCACCGCGCAGCTTCTCATTATTTACCGGGGGATAACACATCTCGTGGTTTGACTGTATTTACTAGGCAGAGCTGTACAATAACACATCTTTATTATGGAACAGCGGATGTCAATGATTGGTCGGATGCGGAGCTATTCATCGCTTTAGCAAGTAATTTCGGAGACGATGTTGCGGGCGATATCATATTCGATGAAGTTAAAGTAACTCCTTTAGCGGAATATGATGGACCAGCCATAACTTTTGGGACAGAAAACGGCGGTGGTCAGTGGACTCACAGTCTTTCAAATGACAACAACACAAGCTGGACCGCAAATCCGACAACCACTTCGCATATGCCAATTGAGCCCGGAGGCGCCTACGATATGAACGTCAAGTGGCAGATAACAGCCTCGGGAACTTTAACATTGCCGAACACAAACGGCGGTTTTTATTCGTCTCATGACGCCAGGGGTGTAAATGCCAACTTACAGGTAGGTGGTAACTCCTCGTGGGTTGATGCTTTAGTATTGGGAGACGACTCACATTTCCATAGAGGCGGATATTCCATCTCCAGTGGTGGAAACCACCAATTCAACCATCGCCTTATGATTGTTCCAAACACTGTTAGAATAAACTCTCCGCTGCTGAGTTTAACTGTTACGGGTAGCTTCAGCGTGAACTCCACTTGCAACATGGTTGTCTATGGGGGCAGAAGTGTAACCGCGGCAAACTTTAGGCAGCACGCTACAATCTAATAACCAAAGGAGGCCAATGATGGCAAAAAAAGAAGAAAAGAAAGCAGAAGAAGTAAAAGCTGAAGCTGTCGAAAAGGCAGCCGAAGTGAAGGAAAAGGCAGAAAAAGAGGAAAAGACGGCGCCTAAACCTGCTGCCAAAAAAGAAGTTGCTAAGTCCAACGAGCAAATACTCGGTGAGCTTTTGCAAGAGTGTAAAGATGGTGAGGAGCCTTGCGTTTCCATCAAGGGTGCAGACTTCTTGATTAAAGAAGTTAGAGGATTAGAAATAGTCTTGACTAGAAAAGACTACAGATAAGGAGGCTCTATGGAGGAATTTTTAACAAACTTACCCGCTTGGGTGAAAATGATCCCTGCCATTTTTCTCGGTCTTGTTCTAGTGGCAACTGTTGTTGTTCGCTTCACCAAGACAGAAAAAGACGATGCAGTCGTCGGGAAAATTGGAGGATATATTAAGTGGTTCCTCCACAGGTTTCCGACGTTTGGTTTAAACCCAAGCACAAAGAAGTTGATGGATGCTCTTGAAGCGTTAAAGGGTAAATCTGAGGAAAAAGCCGATGATACTGAAAGCCCTGCTAGCGATTCGTGACATTCTCGTACTCGCTAAAGAATTTGTCCTCCATCTAGGAAAGGTGGAGGACAAAAAGAAAGTGGATAAGGCGATAAAGGAAAGTGATGAACAAAACTCTCAAAGACCAATTGAAGAAGAACTTTCTGGCGATTCTGGCAATCCCACTAAGTATGTCTATGTTGGGATGCGCGAGCGGGAAAAAGAAGATAAGTCCGATTGAAGTTTGGAAAATCGATCATCACAAAAGCGTCTTATTTCGAGAAATAAAGGGGAATAAAGAACAGGTTATTCCCATAAGGCTTAACAAAGACATGGAGAAATTCATGTGTATTGATAAGCGAGAATATCAAAGGCTCCGACACGAGCTTATTGAGGGGAGATAATGGCTAGAAAGAAAAAGAAGGTTTACAAATTCGGAAAAGTCTCGAAGAAAAATCTTTCTGAAGCCCACCCCTTGTTGCAAGAAATTTTCAACGAGGTAATCAAGGTTATTGATTGCTCAGTAATTGAGGGCCATCGCCCTAAAGAGGAGCAAAACAAAGCCTATGAAAAAGGATACTCAAAACTTAGATGGCCTAAATCCAAACACAACAAAACACCATCTTTGGCTGTTGATGTTGTTCCTTATCCTATCGATTGGAATGATTGGGATAGATTTTACTTTCTTGCAGGAATTGTTAAAGGAATCGCTCATTCCAAAGGAATAAATATTCGGTGGGGTGGTGACTGGGACACGGATAATGATTTTAGCGATCAGACGTTCCATGATTTACCACATTTTGAACTCGTGGGGGTACGCAATGCAAATTCTTAGTAACGGCTATAAAAGGCCAGAGACGGGCGATTTAGGAGACGTTTGGTTTCCAGCTCTTGAAGACAATATCACTCGTCTAAATTCACATAATCACGACGGTTCAAATTCTGAGAAGCTGACATCAAGTTCAATCGATGTAGTCACAGATAATGTGGTGACAGGAGATTTTGCGGTGAACGGTACTGACTGGGAGGCGACAAAAACGGTTCCTCTCGGATTTGAAGTGGACAAAACTCAGATTTTCTTTAGAGACCCCACGACTAAAGAAACAATGTACTTGAGAATTGAAAGACTTAATATCACTCAGTTTAAGGTAAAATCAAATCAACCCGTGAACGCTGAGGTTGTTTACCTGTGATAGAGACTCAACCCTTAGAAATTACAGACTTCACCGGTGGCGTAACTGACTACTTTTTAGATGGTCAGCCGACACAGGCTCAAGTGATGGATAATTTCTTTTTCACGACACACAGAAAAATCCAGACTCGGTGGGGGAGCGATCTTTTTATCGATTCCCAAATACCTCTCGGTCTTTTCCGAGTGCAGATCATGGAGTTTTTAAAGGACACAAAGCTCGATACCGATACCTTTCTAGGATTTGTGGAGAGGCGGGCATATTATGACAATTCTGGAGCCTATGCAGAGCTTACCGGTCCAGGCGGCGGTCCTGTTTTCGATCAAGGAGGCGCCAACTCTTTGGTTACTCTATCTGAATACCAAAGTTTACTTTTTGCCTCGAACACTGATTTTTCTTCAGTACAGAAAATATACATAGATGAAAATAATGCTATACAACTCAGAAATGCTGGATTGCCTGAAATACCTAGTGGAGTCACCGTTACTCCCCCTCCAGGTAGCGGCGCTAGTTATTCTTACGCCATTGTTCTTCGATACCAATATCAGGTGGGAGATACGATTTATCTTGACCGCGGTCCTGTCACATTCGTTTCCTCTCTTGTAACCGGCGGAACAATTACGACAGGAAATGGGGCGGTGGTAAATCTCCCCACGACATTTGCAACTCCAGAAAATTGGGATTTTGCAAACATTGAAGTTGAAATTTACAGAACCCAAGATGCGGATTCTGATTACTTTTTATCAGGGACTGTTCCTTTTGGAACAGCGACCTACACGGATGAGGTAGAGGATGCAACTCTAATCAGCCAAGGGGCTTTGTACGGTTCTAATGGAGCCATAAGCAACGGAACGCCCCCGCGGTGCAAGTATGTTCACGTCGTGAACGGAACAGGATACTATGCCCACATCCAAGAAACTAGCGGAGCTGTCAACAAGTACAAGATCCTACAAAGCATCCCCGGAGATCCAGATAGTGTACCCCCGGCCTTCTTTGAGGAAACGGAGCAAGAGATTTTTGGGGTCAGCTCTATTTATGATCGTCCAATGGTCTTCTGTCGCAATTATATCTATCGCATTGATAACTTTATCAACAGTGCTGGGAATGGTTCTCTGGATCTTCGTAGGATTGATGATCGTGCAGGGTGCGTTAGCCAAAATTCCATAGTGCAAACACACAAAGGTATCTTTTGGGCCGGAGAAGTGGGATTTTATTGGTCGGATGGATTTAAAGTATTAAAAATATCGGACAATATAAATGAGACGTATAAAGAGCTGGTTTCAAACCGTGAGAGAGCTTCTAGGATTCATGGCACTTATGACCCGAACAACGAGAGAGTTATTTGGTCTGTTTGTAGAAACGATGGGGCTAACGAACCCGATCAGTGCTATGTATTAGATCTCCGGTTCGGTATCACAGCTACATCGTCTTTCACCACCATATCTGGCGGAGATTCCTTTAAGCCGACAGCCTTAAAATTTCACAAAGATCCTCAGTCGCAAGATTTGAGGGTTTATCGTGCCGACACGCGCGGGTTTGTTTTCTATCATCAAGATGGTATCTTCACAGATCCACAGGTTGATTTAACAAACAATGATCCATCGACATGGATTAGTAAGGCGATCATTTATGACTACAAATCGTGCTTTATTGACTTTGGTCAGAAATTTTACCGAAAGATTGTTCCTCGTATTCTTGTATCTGCTGATAACACAACAAATCTGTCTTTAGCGATCAAATCATCCAATGATAACAACCGTATTGTTGGGGATCTAAAACCAATCAGATACAAGCAGAACATTACTTGGGGGGATAGCTTACCTTTATGGGGTGACAGTGAAGCGATCTGGAACCTCCAGGGTATTATTGAGGAGTGGAGAAGATTCCCAGCGAAGTCTCTCCGGTGCCAGTACAAACAGGTCCAATTCACTAATGCCGAAGTTCAAATTCTGACTTCAGACCTTTTGGGAGAGGTAACTGTTGATCCTGTCCTGAAAACTGCTGTAGTTAGCGGGTCAGCTCAATTTCCAGCGGATATTGAAAACTATTTCATCCAGTTGGAGCACGACAATTACACAGAGAAATTTTTAATCACAAGTAGAGCGCCGACAACGGTCGTTCTGGAGGATAATGACAGTTCATTGCCCCCTGCTGGTTCATACAAATTTTGTATGGTTGGTATCCCTAAACAAGAGATTCTTGTTCTAAATGGCTATGTTCTGCATTATTCTCCGCTTTCAAAATCTCATATTCCATTTTCAGCCGCTAGCTTAGGAGGTAAGCCCTCGTGAGTAGCTTAAACCGCCTAGATTTACTCTTAAAGGAGATCGAAGATCCGTTTGTGCAGGAGAATTTCCGCAAGATAAAGCGGTATATTGATTGTCTTGTACAAGAAGGCGGTATCGGCGGAGGTGGTGGAGGAACCGGTTCGCCCGGACCTCCCGGACCCGCGGGACCAGCAGGCCCTGCGGGTGCAGACGGAAACACCATTTTAAATGGAATAGGAGCCCCCTCAGCCGCCACGGGAGTGGACGGAGACTTCTACCTGGATACTTCGACCTTAGACTTCTACGGGCCGAAAACAGGTGGAGTCTGGGGGGCTCCGGTGAACCTTAAGGGGGATCCTGGAACGGATGGCAACACCATACTTAATGGATCGGGTGCTCCAAATAATTCTTTAGGGAATGACGGGGACTATTATCTCGATACGGACACTTATGATTTTTATGGTCCAAAGGCGGGTGGAGTTTGGCCCACTCCCGGTCAAAGTTTAATTGGTCCTCAAGGACCGGCGGGACCAGGGTCAGAACTTTTTCAAGTGATTGCTCAAGAAATACCTGCGGATGAAATTACGGGTAGTTCTTTTGATTTAGAGTACGCACCTATAGCAAACTCTGAAGTAATTTGTCTAAACGGTTTAGAATGGTCAAAGGGTGCCTCATACGATTACACGTTGTCGGGTCAAACTGTCACGATTCTAAATCCTACAAATGTTGTTTCAGGTGACAAATTTTTCATCATTTACTGCACTTTGATAGGAGACCTAAATTGTGAAACTGACATCTTGGATGTGGATGCAGGCATTGAATCCTCGGATACAATCATGTTTGCCTCCTCCTTCTTTAGAGTCAGTGAAACGGTTCTGGTCAACGGATTAAAGATCGATCCAGGCGAGCCCGATGGGTACTCAAGAGAAGGTGGAACTGTAAGTTTCCCAGATCCATACCTCATGCAAGGAGATGTCATTAAGGCGACAAATTGCAATGACTTGGGATCTGTCGATTCGCATGGACCTTTCCTTGAGGAAATGTTCGATGTGGATAATACTATAGTGACAAACAATAAAGTTGCCCTGTCAGCACCGCCAGCGACGGAACGAGTGATCGTCAATGGGATAGAGCTTCTGAAAGGTTTAACTAGGGATTACGTCGTTACTGGAAATGAGGTGATCTTTAATAATCCGTACTTAGTGAATGGAGACCTTTTGAAAGTAAGCTACACAACCTAGAAGGAGGGTAAGAAATGGCTTCTACACAAATAAGAGCGAATACTCAAATTAAGGATCAGACGTTTACTCGTAGTAAGCTGGTTCTTGATTTTCTCGAAGGTACAGACCTCGATTTGACCAATGGTGCGGCGAATGCCACACTTACTGGTTTAGCCGATGGTGTGAACCCAACGGATGCGGTAACTAAACAGCAGTTAGACGCATTAGCTGGATCAATCTCGTCTGGTCTACTTCTCAGAGGTGACTTAGCAGCTCCGGCTGACATGACGGGAACATCCACAGGAAACACCTACATTGATGCTGGTAACGGTTACTCAAATGGTGACAAGTTTATCATCACAGCCGATGGTAACTTAACAGTTTCCGATGGAACAATCGCTGTGAACACGGGTGACGCGATCATCATTAAAAATGATGTTGCCACCAACGGTGCAATTGTATTGGCCGATGTGTTCAAGGTTGATAACACGGAAAGCCCGGACATTCTCCGTGAAGCCGATGTTGTCGATTCTTTAACTTCAACTTCAATTGTTGATCCTCTATCTGCCAACCAAGGTCGAATTTTAAATGACCGCTTGGCGATCATCGAGGGTTACGGAATCCCAGTTTACAACGAACAGCCTACAGTGACCGCTGGTATAGCGACAGTTACTTTGGCGAACACTCCTGTTGCGGGTACTGACTTAGTTTACCTAAATGGTTTACGTCAGTGTAAAGGTGCGGGTAACGATTATACCATCGCAGGTACAACCATTACTTTTGCCAACAACCTTCAAACTGGCGATGTAGTCGTTGTTGACTACCACAGGGTGTAATTAATGGGCCAAACTAGAATCCCTTCTTCACAGGTACGGGACGGGGACGGTGTACGCCGCCCCGACCTGAATACAACGACAGTTGGTGAAGCTGTAATAGCGAAGGCTTTAGAGGGTACGTTTATTGATATTACTGAAACCGGAGCGGACGAAGGGACCGGCGATGTAACGATAAATGTTCTACCTCATTCTCATCTATCGCAAGATAGGTTGACCGGTCGATTTGAGATTGACACGGATGCGGATTGGGCTTGTTGGTCAGATCCGAACTTCGGACCATCTCTACAAGATTGGGACTTGGATCTTGCAGACAACGGAGTAGGTGGAATACCTGCTATCGATTGGGATGGTCTTGGCTGGCCTTTTTCGGCTGGAACCATTTTAAAAAGAATGCTCATAAAATTGAGAGCAAACAACGATGACGTTGATTCAATTCAAACCTACGTCAGAATGCACGATGTTGACCTTACCGCAAGTGATCCTATTGATTCCAATGGTGAGGTTGGTGCTGTAGAAATTGATGGTATCAGAACATTCGACCTTGATGCCGGTGCAAAACAAGCCAATGACTTGCAGCTTATTGAAATTCCTTTAGGGGATTACGTCGTTCAAAACGATGGTGCGGATCTTCATTTAATGATGAAAGCTCCAGCGGGAACTCTTACAGCCGGTAGGCAGATTCGTTGTAGTGTAATTATTGAATACATTTTACCGAATGATTTGGAGGATAACCCATGAGTGAGGGGTTTGTTACTAATCATAGGGGAGAAGAAGTCCCCGGAGATCAGCCAAGGATCGTCGCTCTACAGATTGACGATCAGGGCCAGCATTTCCATAAAATCAACTATAAAAAAGACCTCATAAAAACGCTTCAGAAAACGGTTATCTTTGGACAGCCGGGTCTTTTGACAGAAGCAACTTTTTATGAGGACGACGAAAAAACAATACCTGTGTTACAGGTTACTCGTGAGTATCAATCGGATTCTGTTACCGGTAAACTCTTGAAGAAAAGAACCAAGAGAAAACACTGGAATGAGGACGGGACCGAAAACACGGAGATCAAAGATGGCGGTTGGTACACATATACTCCCGAGGAGTCTCGTGCTGCGACACACAGGCGACGCGAGAACATCACGAACAAACTTGAATCCGATATGCTTGATCTTCTCAGTTCTTCAGCTCAAGGAGACCCCGAGGTTGAAGAACAAAACATAGCGGCGGGCGCGGCATTTATGGCGGCCCTATCTCCTGAAATTACAAAATTCCACCTGTCCGGTAAAAAGGACGGGATTGAAGCATTCGTATCAAATACGATGAATCATACTTTATATCCATTTCTTCTTGCAGATGTAGCTCCCGGTGTAAAGGCTTACCAATTCATCATTGCGGGGGTTACTTACTAATGATTTTTCTATACGTCTTAAACACACTACTCTTCGCGCCCACACTGTTTTTGGTACTTTTTTATTCCGGTTTTTGGTACTTGGTGGGTCTCGTCTTTCGATCTAAAAAACTGAAACTCTATTCACGCAATCTCGCATTAGGTGTTTGGGATCAAGGATTGGCTACAATTTGGGGTCAGGCCCCGGATATATCAATCTCAGAGGCTCTTGGGCTCGCTAGGATTATGCACGAATCTGGCGAGGGCAAGGCTAGTAAATTTATTCTCGCGTTCGGAGATTTTGTTGATTGGATATTTTGTAATGGTCTTTATTGTATTGAGAAAAACCACATCAAAAACTCCATAGATCACGGGGAGAGTTGGAAAAACACAGTCACTCATTGGCACTTTTCTGACTCTGATACAAACAGCAGAGAGGTCGAATCATGAGTACAGCCAAGAAATATTTTACTTGGGGAGAGTTTAAATCCAAAGTTAAGAGAGACCTCGATATTGAAGCTGAAGTTTTCGTCCGACAAGAAGAACTCGTCGAATACGCCAATGAAGCTATCGACGAGTATGAGGCGGAGATCAATACGATGAGCGGAGAGGCCATCGATTATTTTCTCGACAAACACACCCTCTCTTTGGTGGCTGACCAAGATGAGTACGATTTGCCTCCAGAGATATATGCTCACAAAATACGCAGCGTCATATTCAACAACCAATCCACGGTTTATGAGGTGAAGCCTGCGGGTCCAAGAAAGTTCCAAAAGAAGGCGATTGCCGATCAATTCAATACTTCGGATCTATATGAGTATTACATTTACAACCCTACGGTGGGGAATCCAAAAATGGTATTGATCCCGAGATCCAGAGAGACCGGCGACAATATCGAAGTTTGGTTTTTGAGAAATTTAAACCGCATGACAGGGCTCGACACAGATATTATCGACATCCCGGTTGGAATAAACTTCTTGTTCCAATATGTTAAAGTGCGGGTTTATGAGAAGGAATTGCATCCCAACTTAAACGCCTCTATTCAAATGCTTGAACAACAGAGACGTTTATTGCAGACTACGCTTGCAGATGCACAGCCTGATAGCAATAATGAAATTGAGATGGATTTGTCTTATTACGAGGAAATGAACTAGGGGGAGTTTATGGCAGTAAATAATTCTGGACAGGCATACGGAAACTCAAAGAACTCCTCGGGAATGATGGTCGCCGGTGGAGGCGGAATGGGTTCTGGGTTCAACGTCCACGATTACTATATGAAAAAGATGGCAGATGAATTGGCGGAGTTAAAATCTCGCCCAGACAGGCCAGAGTTTTTATCGGTTCGCGGGGACGACGATCTCCTGAAGGATCAATTTAGACTCCAAAATACCTTGAATACTGGTTTCTTGGACCGAATGAGACAAGAAGGTCTTCGTGGCCCCGGTGAAGCAAGTCCGTGGAGAACTCTCCAGCAGGCCCAACTTGAAAGAGAAGCCGGGAATGTAGCTCAAAGAATAAATCAACAAAATGCCCTTGCTCAAGATCAAATGGCAATGCGAGGCGGTTTACGCGCAGGTGCTGCTGAAAGGATGGCAAACAATTCTGTCCGTCAGAACCTAGCAGCTCAACAAGATATTCTCGGTCGTGGTTTGCAGCTTGATATGGCTGACGAACAAAACAGACTGGGATCCTTGGGTCGTCTCGGTCAAGCTGAAATGGGAGCCGCCCAATTCCAACAAAATACAGATCGCTTTAATATTCAGGCCGCACTAAATGATGTGTTCCAAGAAAGAGCCGCTGACATGAATGCCTACAATGAGCAAATGCGAGCGTGGGCATCTGAAAGAACGGCGGCCTCTACACCAAGTGGCGGGGGCGGTAAGAAGTAATGACAGCAGATGTGCGCAGAATTTCAAAGGAGGAGTGGGCTAAGTATTTCTGTACTGAAGCTCATATCGTCTGTTTTGAACAGGTGCGAAGTCCCGATATGGACCGCATTGATTTTGCGCTATTGAGTTTCGACAAAGGAAACCCGTCTGGCTTTGTTACTTGTCGGGAGTTCGACTCCGAAACTTTATACTGGCAGTATGGTGGAGCATTCCCGAATATCGCAAAAGGTGTCGCCGTATGGAAAAACTATTCGGGATTCCGCGATTATTCTTTAGCAAATTACAAAAGAATTATGACCTATATCGAAAACACTAACATCCCTATGTTGAAGATGGCTCTACAAGCAGGTTTCAGAGTCATTGGTACGAAGACTTTCAAGGGGGATATTTTATTGGAGTTGCTTAATGAGCCAGATTGAAGAAAAGCAACAGAATTTCGATATTCGCAAGGTTCGCAGAGCTTCTATCAATGATCTTGAAAATAAGCTCAAGAAGATGCCACAGGTGGATATGCCTCCTGTCCATCATTTCTCTAACGGGGTTTATGCCCGTGAATTGTTTATCCCTCGGGGCACCCTATTGATTGGAAAGATCCATAAATATGAAAGTCTCAATATTCTCTCTCAGGGGACAATTCTGATTATGACCGAAGAAGGGGAGAAGATGGTGTCAGCTCCTTTTCATGTGGTGAGCCCTCCCGGTACAAAGCGCGTAGGTTTCGCGCTTACGGATGTAACCTGGACAACCATCCACGCTACCGAGGAGAAAGACCTCGAAAAGATTGAAGATGAAGTCATCGCAAAAGACTACGACGAAGTTGAGGTCTTGGATGTCGTTGAAAAAGAACGCTTAGAACAATTTTACCAAAAAGGAGTAGAGCTATGTCATGGGTAGCTGTAGGTGTCGCCGCTGTAGGTGCGACCAAAGGAATAATGGATGCAAACGCAAACAAGAAAAGACAAAAGAAACTGGATGCTCATAGAAAGAATGTGATCCGGTATTCTCCTTGGACTGGGATGCAGGATCCGGGGATGGTGAGCGCGGGCAATCAAGATGCTTTTGGTGGCGCTTTATCCGGCGGAATGCAGGGATTCATGCTCGGTTCTGGAATCAGTAATGCTGCTGGCCTCGGTCAAGCCGCCGCTCCTGCTGGTATGAACATGGGTGCTGCCCAGACAACGACAATGGTTGATCCGGGCATGATGCAGCAGCAGATGAATCCTATGGGTGGAATGGGAATGGATCCTATGCAAAACCCATACGCCCAAATGGGTAAAATGTACGCTTAAGGAGGACGAATGACACCAGAAGAAGCCGCTCTAAATTTACAACAGGCTGCCAATCCTGCGTCGCAAATGACCCCTACGGATGCGCTTATGGCGCAGCTTCAGCAGGTGCAAATGAAGAACCTCCGGGCTCAACAGGAACAGGCTGCCACCTTAGAGGAGCAAATTGAAAACTTCTCCGGCAAACCGAAAGGGAGGGATTTTACTCCTTGGGCGATGTTGGTGGATGCTATTGCTCCCGGCAAAAACCTAACGGCTATGGCTCAGGCCATGAAGCCAAAAGATCCTATGGCTGAAAAATTCCGCTTAGAGCAACAGCTTCAGAATGTCCGTTCTGGAGTTGCCAATACAGCCAGCGGGCTCCTAAATCAGCAGAGAATGATGGCTAAACCTCAAGAAGCCATGAACCTTGAGGCTCTACGCCAACAGAATAAATTGGAGTATTTGGACAAGCAGTATGATCTTCAACAGCAGCTCGCTCAGTTCAAGCAGAATCAAAAGGCGCAGGCCGCGCCCACACCACAGGGAGGTCCAGATCTCACAAATCTTACGAAGGGTCAGGTCGCGTCTGACAAGGAATTTGGAAAAGATTATCAAAAATGGGTATCGGGTGGATTTGCAAACGTGGAGAGCAATCTCGCAAAACTACAGAGAGTTAAGGCAAGACTCTCCGAAGGCGACCAATTGGGATCCGTCCTCCTCCCAGAATTTGTCAGAGCAAGAACGGCCCCCGAAACGGTCGCGGTTGAGCAAGAAATTGGCTCGGTTGTCTTCCAAAGCCTCAAAGAGATCCTTGGCGGGCAATTCACGGAAAAAGAAGGACAAAGACTCGTCCAACAATCCTACGACCCAAGACTCGAAGACAAAGACAACATCAAAAAACTTGAAGGGGCGATTAAAAAACTTGAAAGGATGGCGCAAGCGAAACAAAAAGCGGCGGACTACTTCAACACCCACGGATCGCTGAAGGGTTTTGGCGGAACAAAGGACACCACTTTGGAGCAATTTAAGCCCGAAGGCGGTGGGAACAAGATGGATGCTGAAGCCGAGCTTCGCAAGGAGCTTGGACTATGAGTGGAGCTGAGAAAATCCTCAAAGCCCTGAGATCGGGTAAAATCGACAAGGAACAGGCGAAACGCTTGTATCAGGAGCTTCAAGACAAGGAAGCTCCCATTGTCGATGAGATGCACCCGGATATTGGGTTCGGGTCTCGATTCGTTTACAAGAACTTCGGAGCCGATAAAGAGAAGTCATTTCAATATCTTCAGAAGAAATACCCTGGCCTCACCTTCAGAAAAGAAGAAAGTGGGGGAGTTTTGGCGAAAAGGCCAGATGAGAAGGAGTGGCGTCGATTGGACCCCACGGGCTTCGATATGCAGGATATTACGGACCTTGTTTGGGATGTCCCAGCAGGAGCCCTTGAGGGGACCGCAGCCGTGGCTGGAGGTCTTGCCGCTGGAACCGGTGGCCTGGTAACTGGTCCGGGAGCAATCCCTATTGGACTTGCCGGTGGAGCTGCGGCTGGAGCGGGCACAGGAGTGGCCCTAGAAGCCGCGAGGAACCAGATAGGGCAATGGCTCGGGATCAACCAAGATCAGAGTAAGGACGACCTAATGTGGGCCGGAGGATTCGGAGCGATAAGCCCTCTCCTCCTTGGAACGGGAGCTGGCGGAAAAGCTATTCTCAAACAGGCCATAAAGCAGGTTGGAAAAGATGCTCCCAAAGAAGTTTTGGAGGCCGCGGTCAAAAAGATCGCCAAAACCCAGCAGGGCCTTTTGGGTCAAGCCAAGGGTAAAATAGCCCCTTGGATGGGTGAAAAGATGTCTGGGATCGAATCCAGGTATCTTAAGCGAGCTTATCAAGATCTTGATAATATGGCGGACCCCGCCAAAGACTTCGATGCCGTGGACGCCTTGGAGGGTGTGAGATCCAAAATATTGGAGTCTGGCTCTCAGAAAATGCAGGACACTGGTTCTCAGATCGGAGCCATTTTAGAGGCGAACCAAAAACAGGTGGATTTGACCCCTGTCCATGGTGAGTTCTCGGTCCTCATCAAGAAGTATGAGCAAAAAGCCAAAGCCTTCGGTACGGATGCTGCCAAGGAGGATTTGGACTTCGTGAAGAAAGCCTACAAACGCTATATGCCCAAAAAGGGTAAGAAGCTCGGAGGCGAGGATGCGGTCATACTCAAGAGAGACCTCAATGATCTCACGGGAATCAAGCGCCAAAACAAGAGCGGATTTGATACTCAACAGTTCAAGAAGTCGGAGGTCGAAAAGGATCTGGAGAGAATTGCGAAAAAGGCGACCTCTAAGCTCGATGAAACGATTACAGCCGGTATTGACGATGGCGGAGCTTTAAAGCAACTTAATCGCCAGTACAGTGACCAGATCAAAAATCAGCAGAAATTGCAGAAGCTATTCAAAGACGGGGAAACCACCCAACGAACCCTCAAGAAAAGTCTTGGAGGCAAGGATGCTAAGTTCATCAACAAGACCCTTGAACAGAGCGGAGTTGATGTTGAGAACATGGCAGAGGGGATGGCAGCGGCTGATATTTTTGCCAAGCCTGACAATAAAATCCTTTCCATGGGTTCATCTCCTACTGGACGATCACTTGCATTGCAAGGAGCTGGAGTCTTGGGAGGAGGTTATGTCGGCGGTGAGATGGGTGGAGGCCAAGGAGCTGCACTCGGTACGGGTCTCGGAATGTTCGGAGCCCTACTCGGATCCCCAAAAGCTCTTAAAGCAATGATGCGGGCTCAGAAAATGAGTACCCGTGGGGTCGATGCAATTCAGAATGCAGGACCAGGCATTTTGCCATATACCCCAAGAATCCAATCAGGTGTGAATATTTATGAAAAAATGAGGGAGGACCAATAATGGAAACTATCGCAGCAGAACCAGAAAAGGATAATGAATACGGACAAAACGGGAAATACAGCGACTATGAAATTAAGGACGCTGCCCGTACAATCATTGATGCCGAGAAATGTAAGGCAGACCCTGATAAAATGAAGTATGTTCAAAAGTGTTTGGACCGTGACCACAAAGCTACAAAAAAGGCGATCACTTCTATCCAAGGATTAAGGGATAGGCAGCAGGAAAGAGCCAAGGAAAAGGACATGGAGTATGGGGGAGAGTCTTAACTTTGTTGGGCAACTTTTTATTGGTGCTGTTGTTGGCATTTGCGCTTTTCTTCTTACTCGACTGGTAAGCAAGAATGATGAAAACCACAACGAATCGAAACAAGCTATTAGACTTCTTGGAAAGAAAGTCGAAGCAACAACCCGAGAAGTCCAGCTTGTCAAATCCCTCCAGCTCAGAACCGACCCCAAAACGCTTGAAGCCAAAATTTCATCGCTCGTTTCGTCCCTTAAGGAAATGCAGTCGGAGATAGATGAGAAAATACGGCCTGCCCTCGAACAAAGAGCCGAGGACCATGGCCGTGTTATGGTGCTTGAGGATTCTGTTGAAAAGAATCAAAAGCAGATAAATGATCTATTCAAGATTATGAAGAAACTTCATCAAAAACAGCAGGGTCTGTAAGCTGTTCTAGGATGTGAAGATCAGCCGCCGAAGGCTTTACCATCTCCAGTTCTTCTTTAATCAATGGACCCCATTTCATCTCAAATTTTTGCTTCAAAAGATCGTCGATTTTCTTCTCAAGATCGGCTTCATTGGTGATTAAAGGACGCCCCATAGGGTCTGTTTTGTGGTTCCCATCGTCGTCTTTTTCATAGATGGCTTCGTCTTGAATCTCTTTACGAAACTTCATGAAAACTTTGAACTCGCTATTGATTGCATCAACCATTCGCTTCACTTTGTAGCTGGATTTAAAATCAGGAAACTTAGTTTTTTCTAGGTTCCTTAGAACGGTTGAGGCGTTTTGTGCGTTTTTGAATATGTCATAAGATACTTCGATCATGGTGCTTTCTCCTTTTTAATTATAAGTGATCTTAGTTTTGTCCAACCCGTAATGGGCAATATCATGTAGGATCCTATAAACTGTGTCCCAGTTTTGGGGATTGGCGACCATTGCAACTCCCCCGGCGGCAGCGATTTTACGTCCATTCCAGTCTTGCAGATGATCTCCCGTGTCGTCATCAATCTTAAGTTCGATTGCAACGAAGATAGAATTGCAGCAGATAAGCAGGTCCAAGACGCCACGTTTAGCGACCTCCTGTGTTTTCACCACATAGGTTTTCGGTAGCGCCTTTATCCGTGGAACTACTGTCTCTTTGAATGTGGTTTCCGGTTTCTTTGACATGGTTAGAGTGTAAATCTTTCCATGGACGCTTGTCAGCCAAAGACTTTCTGGAAAAGTCGATTCCGCAAGTCAGTGGCAGGTATTCGTGAGGGTAAGAAAACTCCATTAATTTCTTTAGCTCGGGCACAATATCAAGCTCTGTTTCGTGTATTTCAAATACAAGTTCATCGTGGATGTTTAGCAGCAGGCGAGACTTGTATCCTAGAAGAAACTCGTCGCACTTATTCATTGCAACTTTAACGATGTCTCCAGCACCCCCTTGAATCAAGGTGTTTGGAGCCTTGTATGACATCCAAGATTTAGGGAATCGGTAGACCCTACCGAGCCAATTTATAAGATATTTGCGCTTTTTCGCTGTGGAAATGACATCATTTAGAAACTTTAGGTTCTCTGGAGCCGCATCAAAGATGGCTTTTTGAATTGCAACGGCCTCCATCTTAGAAACTCCAAGACTTTCTGCAAGAGCGGCTGTCCCTTGTCCATAAACAGTTCCAAAGTTCACCGTTTTTGCTTGCTTTCGGGTAACTCTTGCCACCTCTGCTGTCGCTGTGTGAACGTCAAGCCCCTCCAAAACCTTGCGAATTAGGCCCCTAGCTCCTGAGTAATTGAGCAATAATCGATACTCCATTTGGTCGTAATCGATCATCACAAAAATGTACCCGTCTCTCGGTACTAATGCTTTTCGGATGACATCGTACTGAATTTCGGAACTGTTATTGTCCCCGGTTTCGGTTTTTTTGAGATTTTGAAGGTTAGGATTGCGACATGAGAACCGTCCCGTTCTTGTTCCAGCAGGGTCGAAGTCCGTGTGTACAAATCCTTCGCTATCCATCCCAAATAGGAATCCGGATAGAAAATTGAACGTCGTATTAGCTCCTCTGTAATCAAGGACGCAAGCAGATCCAGGGTTTGTGAAGGTTTTGAGGATGTCTTCGTCGAACTTGTAGTTCCCTTTATCCGTCTTTTTAAATCTTTCCAGATCAGTGTCTTTGAATGCTTTATACAGAACGATGTGAGAGTCCACAAAATCGGTGCCAGTGGTTTCCTTAAATCGGGACTTAGCTCGCTCCATCTTATCAAGACTGTTCCGCACTCCCTCACGACAAAATTCAATGTCACACTTCACCCCCACCTTTTCCATCTTGTAAACTGTCTGTGTTAAACGAGATTCGTTTTTCAAGACGTTTACAAGCGGCTTCTCTATCATAGTTTGTCTTTGGTTCTCTATCCATTTGACCTGTCGAACACCCGCCTTATAGGTGACATAGGTATCTCTCATCGCGTAGGTGGAGATTTTATCGAAGGGGACTAGATCATACCGTGGCTGTTTCCAAGATTTTCCTTCTCGCTCCCTTGGTTCATAGAGCTTTCCAGACTTGATGAGCTTTTCAACAGTATCGTCTTTTGGAATACCTATCGATTCCCCAATAGCGGCAAGAGATTTGGACTTTACTTCGTTGTTAAGAAGCCTGTGTCCTACTGCTGTACAGTGAATCCGCGCATCGCTGTAATCAAGGTCCATCATGTGCATATCGAACTTGGCGTTCTGCATGAACACATACACGTTGTTTTTGAATAGTCTTTGAAAGTCTCCCCGAACAGTCTCGGGTAAGACTAGGCTGTCGGGGAGGTTGGGGTATTGGTTGAAGTTGAAATAATAATCGCGCTCATGAATAGAGATGGCAATACTAAACGCGCGGTCCCCATGAAAAGGATAGAGACCCGTCGTTTCAGTGTCTATTGCGAAGACATTCTTTTTTGCAATGTCATCTAATGCTTTTTCAAATAGTTGCCGACTGACTAACAGTCTTTCTCTTTCTTGTCCCATATTTCTCTTTAAGTTTTTGTAACCTTTCCTTTTGGTTTTTCTTCTTTCTCTCGAAAGACTCTTGGCGAGAAGGGACTTTTTTCTCAAGTTTCATTGGTCGCCCAAGTCGCTGGGCAGTAATCAGCTCATCGATGCAAGTGCTCATTGGCTGATTATTCTTTAAACTCAATGTTTCAACATAGATGCGGTTCTTTGGACTGATTCGAGCGTAAAGAATCTCTTTTTCCGTCATTTTTACTCCAGTTTTTGCTGTTGTTGACAAGACAAAATACCTAACCAGATGCAAGCAACAATGTCAATTGCTTGCAGGTTTAATTGGTTTTTGTATTTTTACTTCTTTCACAAATCGGGGTTTTATGTTTAGCCTCTCTGGCAAGTTCTCGGGGGTGTCTTTATCCATCTCCTCAAACTTCTCCATAGACACATGGCCTTCTCTGACCATTCTCAACATTCTATCCCTCTGGGCTTTCGACTTAAACGGCATCAATGTCTCCTTGGTGCGGGCGGGCCGGTACTACCGACCAGGGCCGATCAACTCCCCTTTTGCACCCGCGTCCCTTATCCTCTCATTAGAATGGAATATCGTCCATTTCTTCTTCTTCTTGCGGTGGATTCTCTGCGCCAGGGGCATGATTTTTCAGTGGCTTCTGAGGCTCTACAACCTTCGCTTCTGTTGTTTGTTGTGGGGCGGGCGATTGTTGAAATTCCGTGTCTCCAGCAGCCTCTACATACTTCTGAGCCTGCGCTGCAATGGCGACCTCCCATTGGGCACACTCGGAAAGCTCCATCTCCGTAGGCTTTCTGGACTTCTTGGCGACCCATTTAAAATAGGCTTCGTTCTTGCCCTTTTTTAACTCACTGGTCAGTTGCCAGACTGAGTTCCAGGGTGGCTGAGGTTGAAAATTCGGAGTTCCACTTTTGAGCTTGTTAAACTGCATGACTGTTGCGAAGTGGCTCGCAATCTTCTGTCCATCTTTACCAGCAGAGCTTCTGAAGGTGATAGAGACGGGGAGACCCATACCGGAATCATCTTCGCAGATAATAGCGTACACGATATAGGTTTTGAAGTTGTTGATTTTGCAACTGATTTTTGTTCCATCGTTCTTCTCCCATTCATAATTCTCCTCCTCCCACGGCTGATTTGCAAACGGTTCGGTGAGAATGTATTCCTTGGGTGTCACATCTGTACGGAACTTTTGAGAAACTTTGGTGACAAAGAACGGGATAATTTCAACAGGTTTCTTTGGTCCACCAAGAACTTCTTGGGCTCCGGTGTGGAGAATGTCTCCCTGTTTGTAATCACCCTCAGCGACACCCTCACTCAATCCTTGTAACAGGTGAAGTCTGGGTATCTGAATGTCAGATGAATCAAGAGTGGTTGATCCTTGCCCTTCTTGCATATCAAAAGGGTTCGCCATGGCTTTTGTTTCTTGAGTTGCTATTTCATTAGTCGGCATTCTTTATCTCCTCGTCTATCTTGTTTTCTTTGTCTCGTTGTTCTTGAATTTTTGCGGTCAATTCGGCTGCTATTTCTTTTCCTGCGTTCTTATTACTCAACATAAAAATTCCACCCAGAATCCATCTTTCTTTTGCCATTTCCTTGGCTACCTTGGGGCTAACGCCACCTCGGCTCTGATAGTCTTCTTCGATCTGCTTAGACAAATCGTTGATCTCAGCCACAGCCTTTTCGTAGGCTCCTGTGATAATTTGTAGTGGAGTAATTTCGATCTTTTCTTCTTTCTTGCTCATGATATTTTCACCTTTTTGTAGTCTGTTGTTGCATCTTCAACTCCCGGTGGACACCAAACAAAATCACCTTCTTCGCGCTTCTTATGAACTAAGTCTTTAACAAAAGCAGAGAACGTGTTCGCATTGACTGAAGCCAAGTCATCAAATTTTCCAATGTCCTTAAGCCACGTCACAGCATCGTCTTTATTGGTTATTTTCCACCTTTCGATTGCGCTGATTTTGAATTTTCCCTCTGGAGTTTGGTATTCTGTTTTTCCATGTTTCTCAAGTAACGTAATAAGTTCCTGTTGTGCAATTTGGAAAGTCTTTTCAGCTTCTTTTTTCTCCTCGTTTTTTTGGTCCCGAATGTTAGCCAGTTCTTTAACCTTTCTACACATTTCATCTAGTTCCTCGATTGTCGTACTCATAATGTCTCCTTTTCTCGTCCCTCAAAGCCGGACTCCTAGCTGGTTATTAAAAAGCTGCCACCTACGGGCCAAGGAACCATGGACTCGAACCATGTACACCATTTCCCCACTGTTCGGATTGAGTTTGCAACCTCTCTCCTTATTTGTCTGCGCAGACGCCGCCCGCAGATGGCAAAACAAAATCTTTCAAAACTTTATAGCCAATTTGCTTTTTGCTTGCAAGTGCTTCAACTACTTGCTCATCAATTGTGCCCGGTGCCACCAAGTCTATCCTTGTAACTTTATCATGCCGTTCACTTCCGCCGCGATAATTACGCGCTTCAGCCTGTATGTCATACTCCAAGGAGAATGTCCGCGAATAGAATACGCTAACATCAGAAGCAACAAGATTAATTCCAATACCACCCGAACCAGGATGACCAATGAGAACACGACAGCTAGGGTCGCCATTGAAAGTATCCACCGCACTAACTTTATCGGCCTGTTTGATAGAACCATGGACTTCAACGTATTCAACTTTGAGCTTTTCACATACACTCCTTATGTCTTCATAGTTTTCTTTCCATACTGCCCACACAATAACCTTATGGTGGGGTGTCAATTCTGATAGCAGCTCATGTAAGGCTTCTTTCCTCGGATTCTTTTTGAAGCGGTGAATCGATTTTTTAGAATCCAAATCTTCGATCCCTACGAAGCCCGTGGTTATCTGCTGTAGCCTCAAAGCCTTTGTCAGAGCGAGTTCTGCGACAGCGGCCTTATTCTGGTCATTTTCTACAACGAATGCGATGAAATTTTTTAGCATGGATTCATACGCTTTTGCTTGCTCACCGGATAATTTTATAGGTATGGTTTTCTTGACTAAGGGGGGGAGATCTAAGCACTGAGATTTTTCAACGTGCATAAATTTAGCTTTAATCAACCTTTTGACTTCTTCATCTGCCCCCTGTCTTGGTCTCCAGTCTGGAAAATATTTATCACGAGACATTCCTGAATTTTTGTCGTAAAAATACCGTCCACGAAAAGCGAAGAAGGAATCACCGAATGTTCGACCCTTATCAAGAATGCGCATTTGAGAAAAAACATCGATCAACGAGTTCAATATGGGAGTGCCAGACAATAGATAATTGTATTGGGCTGTGTCTGCGAACTTTATTGCTACCTTTGTTTGTTTCGCTTGGATGTTTTTACACCTGTGAGATTCGTCCCAACCGCAAATTACCGGCGACCAAGAAAGAAGTTTTTCTGAAAGCTCTTTCATACGAGAAAGAACCTCGTAATTCGTGATTAAAATAACGTCATCACGATCATAAACTTCTTCAAGAATCTTTAGCCTTTGTTTCTGAGACCCTGACAAAATCCGAATACTATCCTCAGTTATTTTGGAGTGGAATATAATCTCGCGTTTCCAATTCTCCAACACTATCACCGGCCCAAATATTAATGTTCTAACAATCCCACCGCTTTTCATATACTTGTAACGGAGAGTATCTATCAGTGTTTTGGTTTTTCCGGCTCCAACTTCAAAAAAGAAACCATAGCCGTCAGGTGAAAGGGCGGCCCTACTGGCAGCGAGCCTTTGGTGATCCCAAGGTTTAACTTTGAAAAACTTATCAGGCAGGATATACTCATCCATGAAAGCACCGTTTCCAAGGATGGGATTCTAGCCCCATGGACGGGGCTCCTTTACTGACCTTGATCTTTTTGTTTGATATACTCCTCGATCTCATAATACGTCTGCCAAATCACTTCTTTGTATTCGGTCTTCTCGAATAGCTGTAGAGTTTCGTCCATGATCGCTAAGATACAGGAGAGTGTGTGCTCCTCGGGGGTGGGGCAGTCCATTACTTTTTTTATGAGATCGTCTAATTCCTTGGTAAGAAACTTTTCCGTTCGTATTGCAGTCCGATTGGGCATTGGCTAATCCACGTTGTTCTGTGCTCGGGCAGCTCGGTGCGTGTTTCTCCCCCGCAAACATATCTGTTTTCTTTAATGGAATACCCTGTACCCACTCTTTGTGTGTAAGAATACATTTCTTTTGATCCGCAAGTTGGGCACTGATCCATGCCATTATTGTCCCCCAAGATGTCGTTAGTTGCCAAGCTGATATGACGTTGCAATAGGCTTAAAGCCTAAGCGTTCTAGTACCTTTCGTCCAGATTCATTGATCGTGTAGTTTGATGCTTGGACAACGCTTGCCTGTGTCTTATAATTTTTAATTACTGTCTGTATGGCATCCGCCGCGTAACCAAAGCCTCTCCATTTTTCTTCGATAAAAATATAATTGAACCAGAGAACACGTCCGTATCCTGACCACTCAATCCAACCAATTTGTACTCCATCTTGATTGTGGAGGATCCTCTGTATCTGTGCCTGCTTAGAACACCATTCAGCATGAAGCTCGGCTTTTTCTATGTCCCAACCAATTGCAATGAGTTCACCTACTATACAGGCAACTTGCTTTTCCTTAAACTCATCGAACGACTTCTTGTCTAGTATCCCCAAATTCATTTCTTGGGGATCCACAGTTTCTTTGGTTTCGCGCCATGAATAATCGGTCGGCTTTTTTGTTTCTCGTTGTGCTCTGCCACTTCATCCTGCTTTTTTGTTACAATTGAGCGGAGAGTTTCCTTGTCGCAGTCCCCCTCCTCGCACCTTGCAATCATATTGATAATTGCAAGCAAGTCTACCGCGATTGTAGGGTTGAATGCACCTGATAGCAAGCGGATTGTTTTGATTGCGCCCTCCTCCGAGTCGCAATAGTCAACTATCTGATCCTTGATCGTCTTGGGCTCGTCGCTCATTTTCGTGTTCCTTTTTAATTTTTTTAAATCTCGTTACAATCAACTCCCACTCCTCGGGGGTGGGGTATCCTTTGGTTCTATTTGTTCCAAGGACAAGCTCATGTTGCCATTCTATAAACTTCATCATTACACCAAGGCGCAGAGCCTTTTTGGTGTGTTTGACCTTGAGCCTAGAAATTTCCTTGATTAATTCTTTACGCTCTTTTTTTGACTCGTCTTCGAGGTCGAAGTATCTGGACTTGTAGTCTTCGTATCCTTTGACGACATCTGAGGCCAAATATCCCTTAAGGTCGGCGAGGAACCTCTCCCCTTGCCAGATCTCGTGCGAGAATGGCCCGTCGTAGTCGTCCCCTTGATCTGTGTGTTCCCCCGAATACTCATCGCTTTTCCTCCCATGGTGGCTTTTCTCCGAATGGATAATATTTCCTAAGCATTTGGACAGCGTGTTCAATAGATTTAGACTCATGCTCGGCTCGCTCCTTGATTATTTGCAGTTCTTTCCACGCATCTTTTAAAGCTACAAGACATCTCTGGACATCTTTTGCAAGCTCTGCGTTTATGCGTACACTGACCTCATAGCAATTCTTTTCCCTGAGATCTAGGATGTCCCAGTCGTCGGCTTTATCTTCTGTTTCCATTACCAGTACAACCTCCACACGCCATCAATAAAAACAGCGTGTCCTTGTAGAGTTATCCTCATCGAATCCGTTTCCTTCTCAAATGGCTTAATCATGTGGACCCATTTGCCACTATGAAGGCACATCCTGTCCACTTTGTGCTCAACAAAAAGAGCCGGATCCGTGGCTCGGGCCTGTGCCACAACTACTTCAGCACCCATTTTGTGCATATCCATGGCGTCTAAGTCCCATACAAACATTCCTGCCCCTTCAGGAACCTCGACCGGGACAACCCATGTGAAAATCCCATCATAGCCGACACGCTTTCCCCAATCGTATTTATTAAAGGGGACATCCACATGAGGTCGAGCAAGCGGTTGTTCAAATTCCTTACAATATTTGAAGACGTGGAATCCGGGGAGCGGGAGGTTCGGAAAGTAATCCACCTCAGCTTTGAGCAAATCCTCAAACCACTCCAACTGGAATCGAAGTAAGTCCCCGAAGGCTGCCCACATCATAAGGTTATTATCCTTCACCTGGGCGGCATCAAGATCCTTGTATCCATCCTTGTAGGTAGACATACCAATGGTCCAAAAGTTTTCTCGCCTTTCAATAGCGACCTTCTTATCGGCCAGAATCAGGCGATCAATGGTGTCTGCCACATAAGCACAGTGAAATGGATGGAATACAAAATCATCTTCAATCTTCATTAGGTACTTTTACCTCCATGATTCCGTGTTCTGCCATGCGCTCAAAGAACCTCTCAACAGCTTCTGCTGGCAGCTCTCCCGCATCAATAGTGGAGAGCAAGATGCCTGAAGCAGCAGTCAAAAGTTCTCTGTACTCTTTAAGCCTTGATCTTAAAAAATCAATTGTTTCTATTTCTGTCCCTTCGAGACCATTTTTATCAGCCATTCAACTTCTCCAATCCGAGTTCTATAGCTCGAAATAATTCACCCACATCCTCCATGTAAATTCTTTCGGTATCCCCTTTAAAGGGGTAGACCTCCCAGTACGGACGGTCCATGTGTCCGAGTCTATTACGCATATCTAGGTAAACGCTTATCCACTTGTCCTTTTTCTTCAAAGCCTCCGTTGAAACTGTGAATCGAACAGTGGCCCCGCCAAAAGGAGGCAGGATTCTAACGGACCAGTCTTCTTTGAAGAACAGCGCTGGGATTTGAGGTATGTCTTCTCGCCACTCTTTGTCTCTGCCATAGATTGCATTTAGATCATTAAAGTTATTCATGGATCCTCCTCCCAGTCTTGTTCGACGTTTGTGCTCCCGCATTTTTCACACTTATCCACAATCCTGTGGTTCATCCAATGTCCGCAGTCATTACACACGGTCCAAGCACAACTCACTTGTATTTCTCCGCGATCTTTTCAATTTCAGGCTGCCACTCACATCCAAAACAAGTGTAGTCACCTTCACAAAAACACCCATGCTTCTCGATCAATTTTATTGTTTTTAACAACATTTCATTTTGCATAGGCACATCGGTGCGGGCGTGGGTTATGAAATTAATATGACAAGGATGGTTTTCTTCTTTATGGTCGCACCACAAGTAACCTAAAATACCACCATCAACATCACCCAAACTTTCAAGTCGCACCCACTTTAAATCATCATCTGGTCCTAGCTCTGGCGGAGTAAAACCATCGAAACCTTTCCAAGGACCCTCAGTCGCAGCCTCACAGCGTTTCTTAATTTCGGTGAGTCGGGTTTCTAGGGTCATCGTTTAATCCCATAAACTTTAGAGACTCCACTATAGCTAAATTGCCAACAGAGCATATTTATACAAAACCAATATCTCACACAATTAGGTGCCTCGTATTCGTAATTGGTCTTGTATACATCTCTATTAAAAGTAACTCCGAACGCTATTGTACCGGGGAACCTTTCTACTTTAAAACCTGTATTTATTATTTCACTCACTGCCCAAACTCCTCGAACATTTCATCAATCACCTTTTCAATCCGCTCCTTGATCTCACAGGCCGGACCCATCATTAGAGCCATTAGAAACTTCTCTTTGAGTCGAGCTTTCTTTTCTTCGATAGTTTCTTCTCGATCACTGTCTGGTACTAATTCAATCACATTGCCTCCATTTGTATTGGTCTCTGCGGCCTTTTGTTTTCAAAATCGTAATCTCTAATCTCAAAAAAACCCTCGAACTCCGGGTGCTTCAAAATCAACAATCGTGCATAAAGCGCATTGTAATTGTTGTTGATTTTAAAATCCCCTGCCCCACGCAAGTCGGTTTCCCACCTAATCACTTCAATAATTGTTCTCGCCCCATATCTCTTTCTTTTTGTTCGTCTCATTTTGTACGAAAGTTCCCTAAATCTCTTATAGATTTGGGGATTTTCAAGATGATATGTTTTGAAAGCCGTAAGTATCCTATCGGGATAGTGACCGAATAATTCTTTTGCCCTCGGGTCTTTAAAGTTCAAAGCCACGGCTCCTTTACCCTGTGTTTACGACCGCACTTACGGCACTGTCTTTTCCCTAGATCCTTAAGCCACTGTTCCCAGTGGACTCGGTTAGGTGTTTGACAGTCGTCGTTCGTACAAAGCCATTCGATTACAGTGAATCCTTGGGCCTCGAAAACTTCTTCTTTCTTTTGTTCTTCAATGTGGTCCACTTGGTTCCTTTATGGTCAATACTGCTGGGTTCACAACTCCATCGGCCTTCTCATCAACGCCGAATTGCTTATTCCAAAAATCTTTAAACTCCTCGCCTCGTGGGGAGAACCTTGAAACCATCTGTGCCACACAGCCCGCCATGAATCCTGAAAGTCCATGACCATACATTTTGTCGTGCGCCTTATGGACTTCTTCTCCATCCTCAAGGGCAGTCATCACTTCTATTGCGGAATCAATACAGGCTTTGGAGTAATCGTCTTGAGAGTTCTTCTCTTTACAATCCTCCCACTCACTTTTTAAGGATGCTCTTATCACACTCAGCTCCTATGACGTTCTGGTACATTGAAAGGAGCGGTGCCCTCCAACCAATGACCGTAAATTTACATTTCATTCCTTCTTTAAACATTCCATGTAAATCAGAGCTGTTCCATTTGGCTCCGTAGAGGCTGTCGGTGTTCTTGAAAGTCCCTTTATCCGTGAACACCATATACTTACAACTGGTCTTTTCACCGCCGGAGCACACTCGCTCTGACTTACTAATGACCACATCAATTTCCTTCTCTGTCATGGGACCGTAAAGGTATCCGCATCCAGAGAACAGTACAAATACTACAAGAGCAAATACTATTCTCATTTCTTACCACCTAAATTGATAAAGGGAACAGAGCCACCCATCATGTACTGAGGCATCTTTCCATCCCACTTCTTCACAGCCTCATATTCCACTAGGGCTTTTGATTTTGCTAGAGCCTGGGTCTTGATCTTCATTGCCTCGGCGTTGGCCTTCGCGCTAATAACAGTCTGTCTGGCCTGTTCCTCAACTTGTACAGTTTTGTTCTTGGCTTCTTTGGCTCGCTCAACCGCAATCACTTTATCCTTTACCGCTTGCTCGAACGAATCATCAAAGTCCAGGTTGTTGATCTCAAAGGCAGTCATTAGAACCCGACGATCCTTAAGTCTCGCTTTCAAATCTTCACGAATCTCGTTTGTCACCTTCTCACGATCAGCGATAATGTCCACCGCTTTATATTTTCCTGTGACTTCTTTGAGGGTTCCCTCGATGACCTGTTTCATTAGTTTCTCGGCCCAGTCGCGCCCGACTTCTTTATAGACTATGTGAGCTTGACTTGGTTCGAGGTTGAAGTTGATCGTATAATAGACATCAACCATCTGCGCATCATTTGAGTAGGTGGCTGTTTTGTCCTCAAACTTCTGAGTACGAACGTCCAATTCTTTAATGTCGGAGGTGATTGGATTATAGAAGTAAAGGCCCTCAGTTAGCGACTCGCCAGTCACTTCACCAAAGCGAACCTTGATACCTCTGTGTCCAGTGTCTACAATCTCAAAGCCACAGGCCGTTAGTAAATTAGTCGCTAGTAGAATTAGAATTATTTTCTTCATTGAATAGACTCCTTATGTCGTTTCTTAAATTGTTTTTTAAATACTTAAAGATATAGATTGGTCCAAAGACAGGCAGACCCACCGCTAACAATAGATACTTGCGCCTTTCTTTGAAAGCCTGAGTAAATGTTTTGCCGCTCATGTCTAAGTCAACGACACACAAAAATATTACTAGGATGAAAGCTGCGGGAATGCTTAAGATCCATGCTCGAAAAAGTAATAGGAAAATCATGTTGCTCCTTGCTATCAACTGTCATTTTGCAAGCAACATAACTTTTGATTGACAAGTTGGCAAGTGCTAGTAATTATTTTGTTCACGACACACAATCTTGTCAAGATGAGTGAGCAACAATGTACGACAACAGGGGGCCAGCTTGCTAGAGCTACGCAAAATAAGGACATATACACCCGCAGGTCAAAATGAACCTGAAGCCTACGATAAGGGCTTTGAGCCTGCGATTTACTTTAAAGACCTTGCCGATTTTCTAGCCAATATAAAGACAACCGTCGAACAACTACCTGAAAAAGAACGAGTAAACATTTATGTCACCACAAACCATGTCCGCGAGAATGTGGATAAACGTGTGGATTCATGGGTGTCTCAGGATCTAATAATGTGGGACATCGACGATGTAAAGGACGATGATCGACACAGGTGGGCTGAATACGTTGAAGCCGTTGCGTCAACGATTAAAGTAGACCCCGCGAATCTCGTACCAATTGAAACAGGTGGGGGATACCACATTGTATTCCAACTAAAAACTCCAATCACTTCAAAGGATTGGTTTGCCGAACATAGTATTCATTATCAGGTTCTCTGTTCTCAAATAAATGACAAGATTGTGGACAAAGGCTTGAGTGGGGCTCTGGACGTGCAGGTTTTCGCAGTGAACCGAATGTTCCGAGCCCCTTTTTCAATTTCAGAAAAAATTGGGCGAGGTCGCTCGCCTGTAAATTTATTAAGAGAGGTAGACCCGCAGCCTGTTGATTGGGATATCAAGAAGGCCACGGGTTTACCTACACTTTCAACAAAAGACTATATGTCTGACAAAGAACTCTCCTACATCAAGATTGACAACGACACAGTGGAGAGCGGATGCGAATTTCTCAAGTGGGCCAAAGAGAGGCCCGCCGAGCTTTCGGAGCCGCAGTGGTACGCCATGCTGTCAATCATTGGTCGCTTGCCTAATGGAAAGGAGAGGGCACATGAATACTCGAAAGGACACCCTGGATACAACCCTACAAGAACAGATCGCAAACTTGAACAGAGCCTTAAAGCGGCTGGCCCCCGAACTTGTGAGGCCATTGACAGAATATGGGGAGGTTGTAATAAATGTCCAAATTACAAGAAATGCCGCAGCCCCATCGCCCTTAAAGGTGAAAACTTTATCGCTACAGAGCACAGTGGGTTCCACACCATTGACCCTAAAGGTAAATTGATCCCACAGTACGACGATCTTAGAAAGTATTATGATAAAAAAATTCCTTACCTCAATTGTAAAGGCAGTCACCTCAGATTCGAGAAAACCCAGTGGAACGAATACGACGACATCTATATCGACTCCTTCGCAGAAGAAAATTTCGTGCCTAAAGCTAAGAACACCCTATGTATCGAGTTTCGGGGAAAGGTTAGAAGAACTAATCTCAAAATGCCCCGATGGTTCCAAGAATCTACCGACCGTAGGATTAATTTCCAAAACGGTGTCCTCAACATCGACACAATGGAGCTTGTTAGTCATTCCCCCAAATTCGGTTTTCGTGACACGCTCCCGTTCAATTACGATCCAAACGCTGAATGCCCTACCTTTCGACAAATGCTCAAGGATGTCACCTGTAATGATGTGCCAATGCAAACTGTCCTACTGGAGTATCTCGGGTACTGCATTAGTAATGACATCCCGAAAGCAGATAAAATTCTTGTACTCACAGGTGAGGGACAAAACGGAAAGTCACGTTTTCTCAACGTCTGGCGAGGCATGGGATCAAAGGGAGTACGGTCACTTGGGGTGGCAGACATCCAGAACACTTTTCACCTACAGCAGCTTGACGGGGGCCTGTTCAACATCATGGAGGAGGTGCCTGCGTTTGCCGATAAAGATTTTTGGGAGCAAATGAAGAACCTCTCAGCCGGTGGCTCAGTCACGGCCTCTCGTAAGTTTAAAGACCCCTACGAGTTCCAGAATCGCTGCAAATTCATCATGACCTGTAATGAGCTACCCAAGGGAGCCAATCCCAACCACGGGTACTTCAGACGCCTTATCATCTGTGAGTTCAAGGCCCGATTCAGCGAGGAGCTTGGCAACATCGACCGCGACATTGACCAAAGGATCCTTGAATCTGAGATGCCAGGGGTAGCAAACCTAGCCCTTAAAGCCTACAAACGCCTAGTCTCCAATAACTACAATTTCACCAAGTCCAAAGCCATATCCGGTGCCCTTGAAGCCTATAAAAAAGACATGGACAATGTCTCAAGGTGGGCCGAGGAACACATCAATACTGAAGCCGATGGGTCCAAACAGAACATGATCGATGGTCCCGATTGGGTCCAAAAAGATAGCTCTGGTTCGTTGTGCGCTGTGGCGCAAGACATGAGAAAATCCTATGCTCAATGGTGCCAAGACAACGGAGAAAGACCGGTAAATATGGTCCATTTTAGCCGAAGATTAGAAGGCTGGCTGGCTGCCAAGAAAGATTCTGGTTACTTGGCAGATTGGGAGAAAAGACGCACCACGATAAGCGGTCGCCGCGTGATGGCATATTATGGCTTTAGCTTCTATGATGCGTCAAAGTATTAGTGCCAAGTAAAATAGGGTTTTTAGGTGGCAATTGCCAAGTAAGTTTCGAGTTACTTGGCAGGATGTTTCATTAGTAATCCCGGTACATTAGATGCTCTGTTGCCAAGTAACCAAGTAAATATTTAAACTAATAAGAATATTTTGAAAGTTATAAGTATGAAAATCATAGTAGGGAAATAGTAATAATATTTTTATAAGGTATTAAATAGGGAATCATGATGGCTTACCTGGCAGGACGCGCTGCGGCTGGTAGTTTGGGCACCGTTTGAACAGGGTCGAATCGCATGAACAATTCCAGAAATGACCCATCTCGTTGGACTTGGCGTCGACTGGAATGTGGGTGTGAATTTTCCCACAACAGTTGCAAACCTTCTTCTCTTGTAGTTTAATAATACGTTTTTCCATCTCTTGCCTCCTAAGCATATATTTTGAAAATTGTTGGATCAGAACCTGGGCGTAAATGCAGAGTGCCATGGCGATCCATCTCCAGACCTCAATGTCGAAGTATTTGGTAAACATGATCTCTACCATTGGCTCATATCCTGATAGGGATTCACTGGGTTCTGTTGTTTTGGTGAGTAAAGCTGACGTTGGACCTGTATATTTCGTGTGGATCTCTCGATTCCCTGGTTGTGTTCTCGTACAACTCGCTGTTGATTCAAGCGATTTTGGTATTCCATATTTTGATACAACTGTGCTGCTGCATACAAACCTCTGGCCTGATTCGGAGTCATCGTCGAACACCCAAGAGTGGAGAGAAGCAAGAAGGCTAAAGTGATGTTGACTATAATCCGAGAGGATTTTAGGATTGGTTTATGGGATATGGAAACAAAAAGCCTAAAGAATCTTACTGGTCTCGTATGAGAAAGATGTTCGTTCCATCTGGTCCAAAGAAAGCTAAGGCTGCGACATCGAGCAGTAAGAAAAAGGACAATCGTCCGAGCATAGCCGAGAGAATTAATTTTGGCGGTCGCTTTCCAGAAAAGACCAAGCAAGCCAAGCGTTACTAAGATAGATCCAATCATACTTCCTCCTCATCTGTGGCCACATTGATGACCTTAATTTCAATACCAATTGCTTTCCCGAACTCTTTGATCTTGGGAATATCAGACTCGACGAATGCTTTCCTTCTTGGGATAAGACTGCATAAGTCTTGAGCCGCTTGACATACTGGGTAGTACAGATTGCCTTTGGGGTTTGGCTCTTTTCGCACTCGAATCTCTGCAAAATGCTCTTTCATTACGTCTCCGATTAGTTTCATTGTCATACTTTCCTCCTATTCGTAGGTGCAGAATCCGCCCCATCCGCCACACGTCTTTTCTTTCAGTCGCACATCAAATGTTCCGTCTTCGTGGATTGTTATTTCACAGGCCATCATATCTATTGTCTCGTCTTGGATGAGTATGAGATCGCCCCCCCTGGGATCGTGACTGGGAAAC